TCCCCATTTGCTCTAGCACTAACCGATGTGCCTTTATATGCAGGGTTATCTACAATAGATACATCATATACCGCTTTTACTGATTTAATTTTTCGTGTGTATACTTTATTTTCTCGGTCAATCTCTTCTTCTTCACCATTAACAATAAAGGCAAATGACATTTTATTTAAATCACCACGTTTAATTAAAGAATACACATCATTCCCAATCGAAGTGTCTGCTACATCACCTGTTAATTTCAATCCTTTTTCATCAACAGTTAACTGCAATGTTCCACTAGCGGTTCTAGCAAATAGCATACCGCCATGATTGTAATTTAATACGCATTGACTAAAATCAGTATTATCAAATGCGCCTGGTAAAATTACTTCACGATATTCATACCCAGTATAATCAGATTTCCAAATTAGTGTTTCTTCGTTAAACACTGCAGCATATCCTTCTACTGTTCGTGTTTGAATATCATCAGTATCATTCTGTATCGCTTGCACCGTCATCATTCGGTGTTCCATTTTTCGGTTCTTCCTCATTTGTATCACCTCCTTTCGATGCATTTATTTGATATTCTGAAAGGTCTTTATACTTAGCGAAGTTTAAACTTATAAGACGTTCATCTCCACCTTCAATACCTTCATAACCAAAGATTTCACGAATTTCATTTACTGTAACAGCCCCTGTAGGTAATAGTGTTTGACAAATATTAATCCTACTTGCTACAGACATATAAGATAATCTATTGCTTTCAACTATTACTTCATTTCCATGTCCTTTTTCACGGCTTGTAAACAGTTTTTCTGTAAATTCCTGTGTTAACTTAATGGCAATTGGCTCTAATACAGATTCATAAAATGCTATATATTCATCTTCTGTGTAATTACCACTTACAATCTTTTCATTCAAACCAAAGTGCTTATACACCATGTCTCTTGCAAAATCCATTTGACCTTTATTAAAGGTACTGATAGTTGTTGTTAACTGTTGGAATGTTGCTTTATTATCCAATGTAGCAATCCCACTACCATTTGCATTCGATACATAACGATCAGTAAACTTCTTCCATAGTTCCTGTTGGTCATCTTCACGTACTGTACCCTCAAAATTGATAATCCCACGTAACGAATTGCCATTTTTTACAGAGTTTATGATTGCGGCCTTTACTGCATGCAATAAATCCAAGTCCTCTTTTAAGGCTCTTGAGTTATCTTCACCAAATAACTGATGACTGTTAAAATGCCGTTTAATATGAATAACCGCATCATATAGCACAGTCATACTTTTGCCATTAATAAATTGGAATTTAACATATAAATTGCTATCCTTATCCACTTTAACTTCTACACTTCCAAAGTCTAATGGATATAGGCCCTCAATCACGCCATTTACATCACGTTTTACATAAATAAATGCGTTATTGTAATTGAAGTATTGTGCAACTACTTTTTCCAAAAATTCACTTGCTGTCATAAATGGATTTGGTCTTGTTCCCAATATGTGGTTAATAGATATAGACCCCTGTACCATTCCATCACTTGTTCTTCTGACATGTTTAAGCTTCATTTTGCCTAAATGTCTAGCAATCGTATCAGTACAATCTCGAAAGGTTGTATCTGTATATGGCACACCACTAAAAGGTGTGAATACATTTGTATATCCGTCTAAAAACTCCGCTCCAGTTAAATTAGCTTTATCAGTACTTCCAAATCCAAATATTTTATTAAAGATATTTCGATAGTTCATTATCTCACCTCCTTTCCTAAATTACATTGTGGTAATCCTCTTGGTTTCGTTCATACTCAACGTATGCATCTAACATTGATGCAAATCCATCAATCCTTTTCTTTGCATGAATAGATTTAGTTGGTTGAATATTGCCATTACGGTCTACATCTATTTCCACGTTAGCCATACACCATTTCAATATAGGATTGTTATCATAGTTGATTAATTTTGCTTCTAGTTCTGCGCCTAGTGCTTTCATTGGTCCACTCAACGTTTTCTTACCTTGAATGACTGGATTCATGACAGAACGCCCAAACTCTGATTTCATATCTTCTACAAAATATGCTGCACTCCATCCATCGTACCCACATTTATATAAATAGATATCATCTTCCATTTGTCTTTCTTTAAACCATTCAACAATTAACCTATAGTCAATTCTATTACCTGGTGATTTTCGTATAAAGCCCCTTTTATACCATACATCATATGGTACTTTATCTTCATTTACTCGTTTCTCAAATAAATCTTCTGGTATCCAGTACATTTGCTTGATATATTTTACAGGATCATTAGGCACCATAAATAGCAATGTGGCACATGTTAAGTCCGTGGTTGCAGATAAATCTATACCACCTATACCATATCTAGGCTTTAATGCTCCTATATCAAACGTTGCTGTATTATTTAATTGTTCAAAGGTTAAGAATGCTTCTGATGATGTTTCACGAACATTGAAGTCCTTTGTAAGAAGATTAGTTACATGAATTGGATTGTTTTGTGCAGATTTAACTTTTTCAGCTAATTGACTAACACTCTTAATCGTTCCCAAACCCGGATTAGCTTTTGCCCAGCAATTAGGATCTGTCCATTCCTTTCGACTATCTAATTCATAGATTATCGGTAAGATACGTTCATTTTTATAACCTTGTTCATCATCATATCCATCTACAATTTGGCAAGCCTCATCATATTTGATATCGTAAATACTTTCACGAACTGTACCAGCTGTACTTGTAATGATAGTTAGAGGTTGTTCACGTGCGCTCATACCGTCAACGATTACATCATATAAATTCTTGTCCTTAATAGCATGTAATTCATCAATTAAGGCCCCATGAACATTTAACCCGTCAAGATTGTTTGAATCTGATGCAAGCGGTACAAACTTACCATCGTTCACGTCACACAAAATTCTATTTACACGAATATGACAAACTTTATTTAGCGACTTACTTTTTTTAATCATTTTAGCCGCTTCATCCCATATAATTTTTGCTTGGTCTCGCTTTGTTGCAGCACTATATATTTCAGCGCCCATTTCACCATCTGCAATTAATAAAAAAAGGCCTATTGCGGCCGCTACAGTGGACTTACCATTTTTACGTGCCACTATCAATATAAGTTCTTGATATTCTCTTGCTTTAGTATCTTTATCAACAAATCCAAATAATGCTGCAATCATAGCTTTTTGCCATAACTCTAAGATTACTGGTTTTCCTGCCCATTTACCTTTAGAGTGTTTGCAAAACAGCTCAATGAAATCAATTGCAACTTCTGCCCTGTCTTTATCATAAATGTATTGACTAGGGTTTTCTAACTTATCGACTAAATGCTTGTATACTCTACGAACACGATCAGATACAACTATTTCACCATCAATAATTTGGTTATAGTATTCTCTGATTGGGTTCATCGTCTAACACGTTCCATAATAAATTTTTTAAATTCTTCGTCATCATCTTCATTTTTAGTCTGTGGCAACTCGCTCAACAGTACTTTTATGATAGCAATATAATTTTTCATCAACGTGTTATATGCCTTAGATTCAGTCGATTCTTTTTTACCAAATTGATTATTTCCATTGCAGTATTCTTCCACAAATCCAACTTTTTCTAACTGAATTTGTAGCTCATCTAACTGCATTTCCATGTGTACAGCTTGCTCAATTGATTTTCTAATTAACTTTTTCTTTTCTTGTGGAAGTTCCTTGAAAATCTTGTTATATTCTGCAATCCTCTTCTTTTTTATTTTTTCTTTTTCTTCATTTGTCAACTCCAATCACTCCTTTGTTAACCACACCCCTCACATGTGCGACCTGTGTTTTAAACGAAACTGCTGCACCGGTGTAGAAAAAAATATTTTCACCATAAAAATATGGGGGGGAGTTAATTATTATCATGTTCATTATCATTTACGGCTACTAAATCACCAAGCTCATTGAATATCATTCCACGTGTCGGTCTAACTAATAGGCTTGCACCACTCGTCAATCCATTAGGTGTAGTCATAGCATCTATCTCTGCATGTATAGCATTATGACATTCAATACATAAGAACATAAGATTATCCCAACCATACGCAACCGCATCATTGGTGATGTTGTTTGGGTTTAGTGGTTTTTTATGATGCACTACCCAACGCTGTCTAGTCCCATCTGCCTTATTGATACTTTTTAATCCATGGCATCTTTCACATATATATAGTTTTGATTCTGCATATGCTTTTGCACATCTTCTCCATCTATATGAGTTATAGAAATTTTTAAAATAGTCTTTTGCCATTTTTTAAAATGTCCCCTTTTTTTCTAGGCCACCACATGTTATACATCATATCCCATTGCTCTACGATTAATTGCATATGCTTCATCGTATGTAATACCCTCACGCTCTGCTACTTTATTTAAGCAATCATCTTTAGTTGGATATTGTCCACTGTGTGTATTGATATGACATTGTGTACAGAGTTGTATTAAGTTTTCCTTAATATCTCCACCACCACTACCACGTGTATTAATATGATGTGGTTCTATGTTTGTCCGTTGTCCACATATCTCACATCGTGTAGATCTGACTTCTTGAATTGTTTTCTTTGATGTAATTCTTTTGTGCTTCATAATTCCTCCCATAAACTAAAAAGGACCGCATCATATCGTGTTATGCGACCTTGATATGATGAAGTCCTCTTTAGGTATGTAGTTTTTTAAGGAGGCTTGACGTGTTCAACCCGTTCATGCCCACATACAGTATCTCATATATAGAGTGTCAAATAATAGCAACCTTTTTATAAATTTCCTCAAAATTTTTAATTGCTCTTTTATGCAAGTTATGAACATTCTGCCTTGAACAATCTATTAGTTCTGCTACCTTTTCCCATGTACATCCATTAATGTACCTATCAACTAATACCGTCCTTTGTTTTGTACTGCGAATTTGATTGATCATAAACCTTGCTCGTTCTCTCTCTTGTAGGTATGTACTCCATTCTTTCATAATCTCATCTGTAACCGCATCAAGATTCGCTACTTTATCTGCAATAGTAATTGGTTGCCCTCCACTCACTTTATCCTTACTATAATCAATGGCTTGTAAACTCATAATATCTTGTCTTATTCTAAATATTTCTCTCTCCTTACATCTAATATTCAAATCAGTATCACGTATCTGATTTAAATATTCCCTTCCTGTCATCGGCTATTATCTCCCTGTTCCTTTAATTTATCGGTCCATTCTTTCCATGTATATATTGGCATCCCTTTAGCTATTGCAAATGACCATTCCCCAATACATCCTTTAGATGTTTCCCAGTCACCACATAATACTAATGCATCACATCTATTTAACATGTCTAAGCATATTTTTAATCCTTTTGAATACGGTTTATCAAAGTACAACATGCTGAAATTATGAAGAGGTGAT